TATCTGCGCCAACAGAAGTTTCACCAGACATCGTACCTGCAAGATTCCCCGGGGCTTTACCCGAAGCATACCCAACTGCCGATTTATTCCAAACGAAAACTTTAGATGTAGATGTACCTACACCCGGATTTCCGGAATGAACAGTCCAAAGAACTTGCGCCCAACGCTTGAAAGAGCCTACTGGCGCTCCATTGTTGTACACCTGTCCATCGGCTCCGACATAATCAGAGGATGCGAACTCGTTAATAGTTGACGCCATAGCCCACAGTTTCGGGGACATAACACCGTACATACTTCCCGGTTCATATGCGTCATTGCTAATCATAGCTTCGAGCATACCGAGTAATCCGTTTCTAACTGCTGCGGATGTTCCTACAGCAATAGTAACAGTAGTTGACGAAGTAGAATCTAAAGTAGTGAGGATTTGATCGTCACACTTTCGACCCAGAGCTTTAGCGCCGCCACGGGCGATAGCCATTCGTTCATCAATGTTGATTTTTGCCTCATCAAGTTTATCAACCCAGTCACCAGCATAGAAATCAGCTAGGGTCGTGGAGATAGCCGTATGGGCTTGGTTCATCGGAGTAATTGTTCCGTGTCTCGCTTTCGTAGTAGCGGTTCCAGTTCCGATTTTCTGGAAAGTCGCTACAGAGCCAACAACGTCAGACTTAAAACGAACGGTAGGCTTTAAAACCGACCCTTCCCTTTGAAAGACGTCGTGGACATCACGCTCATATTGCGTGATAAACGAATTAGTAATTGAGGTAGCCATTATAAGCCTCCAAATTATTAAATAGTAATAATAACTGCTATTACATTTCCTCTGGAAGCCGTTTTGAATTCGGAATTTGGGAAGTCCTTTCGGAGGCCATGTCTTCCTTCTAACGGGGCATCGGTCATGTTGTACTAAATATCGGCGGGGCCGTTAGGGAAGCCGCCTATGAAAAATATACAATTACTTGTATATATTGTCAATTCTTTATAGTTATGAAGTTCTTGTCTCTGTTCCTACAATAGCTCCACCGCCATGCAGTTTATCAAGTGCCAAGCGTTCTTTCTCATCCCACTTTCTGGCTTCTGCATGATTACCTTTGGCGTAAGCTTCTTTTCGTTTATCACGATAGGAATTAGCTTGTTCCATTAAAGTATCTTTTTCTCCTTCTGTCGCTACACTACCTAAAGCACCTTCTCCCATATCTCTCCCTAACTTTGCAAACATACGAACTAGGATAGGATTGTCTAAAATAAACTTTCCGTCAGCCGTTTCTATATGACGGGCGTCTTCGAAATCATCTCCTAATAAAGCTTCGCTGGCTTTCGCGGCAAAAATAAGGTTCTTATCATAATCTTCCGCCCATTCTTTCCGCATCGCGTCTTCGCTTTGTTTAGTATAAGCTTCATCCATCTCCGTCTTCTGGACCATCATCTTCTCTACTTCGTTTCTGAATTCCTGTGTAAGAACATCAGCAGTCGCTTTCGGGATATTGTTATCGATAAACAAATTAGCCCAATGATCTTCAGAATCCATCATTTGATCCGTACGTTCCACACCTTCCGGTAACGGGAACTCGTACCCGTCTACATCTTTAGGAACGCCTAGTGCTTCACGATAAGCAGCAACATCTTCTGCTTCAGCGCCTTCTCCCGGAGGAACAATTGCTTTGGATAGTTTTTGTCTGGATTCCAGATTGGCTTGAACAAGTGCATCTACACTAGTAAACCGTTCAGCGTGTTTCTGTAATTTCTCATCCTCGATTAAATCTCTCCAAGATTCAATCTCAATAGATTCCTGTTCTTCGGGAGCCTCGGTTTCCGTTTCAGTCGTTTCGGTCTCTCCGGTTTCTTCAACTGCTTCTTCTTCTACTGCTTGTTCTTCAGCCATAATTTATCGCCTCGTTTTTTGTGTTGGTGGTGGAGGAGCGGATGGTTCTACCATAACCAGCTTATGAATTGATAAAGCCAGTTTTCGTTCCCCAGTTGATATTAAAGTCGCATTCGGGTCAACCCCGTGTGTATTAAATTTAGTTGTATCATTCGCCATATATCCCATACCTAGTATTTCATTGAACACCCTTCTCCCTATTTCGGAACCGAGAAATAGTTCACGGAAATCTTGGTAGCGTTCCAAGTCACTACTATATTGAGTGACTCTCTTAAACTGATCGAAAAGCTCTTCGATGTCAGTCGCCTTGTTTACCTTTTTTCTTGGCATTAAACAGATACGCTCCGTTTTCGGCTTCCTACCGGGCGTCCTTTATATAGTAAAGTTTGAACCGGGCTTTTTTTCTTTTCTTTTTTCTTTTCTTTTTTCTTTTTTGGTTTAGGTCTATACGGTTTAATCTTCTTACGCCCTTCCATTAATTCTTCGTGACTAGGTACAGGTATTGGCTTTCTTTTTGGTTTAATCTTCTTACGTCCTTCCATTAATTCCTCGTGACTAGGTACAGGTATTAGCTTTCTGGTTCGTTTCTGTGCCATTTTGGGTTTTCTCCTTCCGTACTGGGTTATGAAAGCGTTATCTACTGAACTCGCCATTTATTTATATTCTTCATGCCGGTACTCCTTCTTCAGTAGATTCTTTATTAGGATCTTGGACCAATCCCGCTTTCTGTAAAGCTCCGGCTCCCTTGTCTGCAATCTCAGCCCCTTGCTGCATCATCATCATTTGTTGCTGTTGTGCCATCTGCTGTTGTTCTGCTTGTAACTTAGCTTGTACTTCTTCCCGTGTATTAACTATATCATAAGGAAGCGCCATAGCATCCGCTTTGAATCTGGCAAGGGCATCTACGTTGACCATGTGTCTGGCTTCGGGTGCAACCTGCGCCATCTGCATTACTTCCATCGCCCACTGGGTTGCGGAAGCTGCTTCAACTTGTTTCTTGATCTTGTTAACTGGAAGATCGAATTCAAACTTGACATTCTGTCCCTGCAACGCTTCGGGTATTTCACCGAAGTTGTTATTCCTTAACATGATCTTAAAAGCGCGTTCAGCAATAGGATGATTATAATCTGTTTCGAATCGACCAAATACGGGGCCGACTTCCCTGATAAATTCGTCTTTCCGTTGAATAACTTCCGTAGCTGTCATCTGTGGCCCACTCTGCGGAAGATTTAAAATGTTCTTGAAAAAAGCTGCTGCTACCTGATTCCGTATATCCGTCTGCATATCACGGGTAACCGGTAAGTTAGCACCTGAGATCAAAGGAAAGAATGGATTGCCCCCAACTTGGGATGCGGTTTCTACGTCATAGTAACTCATCCCTCCGGGGAAAGTGTTGACCTCAGAAAACGCGCCATCGTTAGGAGCCATGAGAGGAGGATCAGCAACTCGCTGACCGGCAACCAAGATGGTCTCCCCCATAGATTGTAAAGTATTCGAATCAGGTAATGCTATCATTCCGGGAGATCGTCCGTATTCTTCTCCGGATGATGTGTCCCATCTGGGGATGACAAAAGGAAATTCGTGAAACCCTTTTTCCCTGATAACGTGTTTTGCTCGGACTTCCATCCACAATTCTTCGTACGGCATATCCTTCGCAAAAATAGGATCTGCTTTAGCTTTCTTTCTTTTCTGTACAGAATAAAGTAGTTCTATCTTTTCGTCCTGCTTTTTGTTTAGTATTCGTTCCTTGGATTCTCTAGATAAGTTTTCTAACCCGAACATCATTTCGGCTTGCCACAGGAACATCTTTTTTGTTCTGTATAGACCAACCGGATTTCCTTCATCATTAAATAAAGGAAAACCGTCTTTTAAATGAACTGACTGAAATAACAAATGATCTTGATCTGTTCCCAAACCTAAATAAAGTATTCCAGTACCCAATACAACAAGATCGAGGTCAACCTCTCCGGTTGCCTGTCGGAATCTTGCCCTTGGGTCACGAATCGCTTCGTTGAGGTTTTCGGTAGCAAATCCTAACCAATCCTGTACTTCTCCCATTTGGGCTAGTCGGTCATCTTCCGTTCTGATCACGGTAAGATCTTGTCCTTCTGGACGAATCATAGCCCCAACCGTATTGGCTAAACTTCTAGCTCCCTGCATGGGAGTGCCGTCATATATACTATCAACACGCTGATCTCCCTCTTCAAGCTTTGCCATGAACCCTTGACGCCTCGGCAAAAGAACACGGGCTAAATCATCCCAATGCTGTTCAAATTGGGAACGTCTATTCTGAGCGGCTTTCTGTCTTTTTATATGGGACAGAACCCGCTTTTCGTCCTTGTTTTGCTCACTCATATAGTTATCCTAGTTTATCGCTTCCGCCAGCTTCTGTTCTGGAAATATTCCCTAATCCTTCGGAAACCCCTCTAGACGAAGTCAAAGTAGATCCCTGTCTTCCCGCCCTGCGTCTAGCAGTTAGTTTATCCACTTTCTTCCCTTCCGGTTCCGGAGTAGGCGGAGGAGGAGGTGGTGGTGGCGGTGGTGGGGGAGGAGCCGGTCTGGGTGGTGGAGAACCTCCACCGGGAAAAATAGACATAATAGTTTTATCCTAAAGTAGATTGATCATCATTTGCCGACGGTCTTAATATACTTCCGCCGGAAACATTTTGTCCTGATTTTGTTAACATGGAACCTCTTCGTCCTCTGCGATTCGCTTCGCTTTCCTCTAATTTCTTTTTAGCGGCTGCGATAGAAGGATCAGTCCGTTCTACCGGAGGCGGCGGAGGTGGCGGCGGAGGTGGAGGCGCTGGTGCGCTAGGAGCGCCAAACCCGGGAAAAATACTCATGGTTTCTGTAACCTCTTATAAAGTTGATAGGGAGTTATTGCCCAACTATTTAAGCCTAATAATGCTTTTGTCAACCCGACACAGTTTGCCACGAAAATGTTACCACGGAACAGATTAAAATTAAACTGTTTATTAATCTCCTGATCCCGCTTGACAACCGTGTAACCTTGTCTCGCATAATAGTTTAACAGATCATAATCCTTATGAGCAATAACATGGGTAATCGGAACGCCTACTGCGTAATCTATTTCCACCCAGTAATCCCCTGTCTGTATTGCAATAACAACGTGTTTAAACCCGTCTTTCAATAACCCCTTTAAAGGGTGGTTTCCGTATTCACGGAAGCTGACTAATGTTCTCATTAATTATCTCTATGCCTTTTTCTTGCCGGTTTCATTATAGCTTCCTCGTACAACTCATCCACGTAATGAGGATTAAATCCTTGATCTACCCCCTCTTCTACTTGCTTTTTTAATCTTATATTCCGGGATTTTCTGGCGGCATCATCCTTTCTTTTTTCTTTGATATCACGAAGTTGTTTTTTAGTCGGCTTCTTTTGTTTTCCACGGGTACGTTTCTTTTTAGATTCCCTCTCTTCCATTCCTTTGCGCCACCTGCTAATATCTTTCTCTGCTTGCTCCGCCTCTTTCTTCTGATCCTTCTTTGAAGCTTTTTTCCCTATCTTATCTACCTTCTTCTTGAGCTTCGGGTCTTTCAGTATTTTCTTTTTCAGTTTGTCCTTGGCGTACTTTTTCGCCAACATCATAGCCCCGACTCTAGTTAGCATTGGGATAAGTGGTAGCATTATTTATCTCCTGATCCAGCGGTCGGTCGTTTTACGATCCCGCCGCCTTCATCTGACTCTTGTTCTTTTTCCATGTTGACCTCTCTTTCTAGTTTTTGGTTTCTTTTCTCTCGACCGTTTATGTGGTGCGCCTTCTTTCTGTAACCGTTTCAACTGGGCTTTCGTGACTATAGCACCCGCCAAGATGGAAGCAAGGATATTAGCGCTTCCCTTTTTCTTCGGGTCAAACTTCGCCCACGGGGCGCGAATTGCTGTCATGTCAATCATAGCCGTTGAAGTCCCCGCTTCATCGCCTACCTTTGCCCCCGTAAACCCGAGCGCCTTTATTGTTTCTTGGTAGCGGTGTTCGCTTTTCCCGGCTTTATTAGTACTCATTCTCTCGAAATCACCCCACCGTGGTAATGTTATATTTTTAAAAGTCGCGATACGGGATGCTTTTAAATCATCTAGATGATGGCGATCTATCGTTTTATTCTTTTTGAAAACGCGTTTTTTTAAAGGGTAATTTTCGTGATCGGCGTACTCACTAACAGCAGAAGGGGAACCTTCTTTTTTAAAGGAAGGGACAGACTCGCTTATTGAGGAGGGGACAGTCAGAGATTGAAAATCCGTATAAGCAAGTTCGATATTATTCATCATAATATCCCTAGCTAACTTGACATCGATATCACCTAAAGAACTGTAATCAAAATTACTCGCCTTTTCCATTAACTCTTTATATTCGTCTATCGTTACTTCGTCGGGTAACGTCCCTATTTTTTCATGCAGATGAGGTTCCCGGCCCCAGATAGGACCTCGGAACACCATCGCTTGGGCTGCGACATTTCCTTGCAGACTTCTTCCTATTTCATCGAATCTAGTCACCGCTTTTTCGAAGTGTGATTGAAAGGGTGCTTTAAAATTATGTCCAACTTTTCTAATCTCAGAAGTGGAAAGCCCATCAAATTCTGCTTTTAATTCTTCAATAGTCATGTTCGAGAACTTCTTTTCCCTACCAAACGGGAAAGCATTAGGGTGTTTCCAATGCTGCGTTAAAGCTTCAACATATTGTTGTTTTACTGATTCCTCTGTTTGTCCCGCATATTTCCCCGGATAAAGTTTTTCTAAAAATTTCTGAGGGTCTTTTTTGTACTCTACATACTTTTCCGTAAACGTCTCCCAATCCATCCCGTACGTGGCTTCCCAATCATCAATATCTGCTATCGATTCGGAGGGCCATCTAGCACCTTGGGCGGCCTTGGAGGAAGTTAATACACTATCACTGGAATACACCGCTCCACTGGGGGCCGTTTCCGGGCGTTGAAATCTGCCGTGCTGCCATATTTTTTTAGGGTATCGCTGAAATGCTCCGGGAGTTTTTTCGTCAACAATAACATTGCCTTCTGAATCGAATATAGGAATTCTGTACTTTGGGATTCTACCTTCAGATCTTATACGTCTTGCCGCTTCCTGAAATTCCCCCGATCTCCGTTTTCGAACGTCTGGTCCCCGCAGAGCCGTATTCACTCCTAATCGAGAACGGAGCTGTCGTTTAACAAAATCGACGTCCGCCTCTGTGATCGTTCCCTCTTTGTCAAACCGCTCTATCAAATACTCTTTTTGTTCGTCCGATAAAGAACTATACCCGTCGCCTAATTTCTTCAATTCCAACCTTCTTATTGCCCTGTTTTCCCGTGTGTTTGTATCTCGGGACAACATATCCTTTAAGACGGGGTGGTTATAAAACTTGTCGTCCAAAGCCTTTTCTTCCCGTGTTCGTCTTTGTACATTAAAAGGCCCAGAAACTTCTTCCGTGTCCCATTCATCAGGCGCGTTTTCTTTTTCCAGTTGTTCTTTTGTTACCGTTCTCATTTTG